ATCCCTGTCCTGGACCTCTAATAAAGGTTTAGGAGAGTATCTTTACTGATTAGGGTTCATTACTCAAATCTTTGAAGATGTCGAGAATTAGTCCTGAGACATATTCCGTACTCGCTTTACGCGGTGTATGGAAATATGAATCAGAACTTACGATTGGCAAATACTCAACAGGAGAAACATCTGGACTTGGTTCATCCCAGATAGTCGATAGCGCAATGCTAAGGTCTAAGCCGGTTTGATTTATAGCCCACACTAGTGGGTGTAGCTTTAGATTGTCACTTTGGTAACTCTCTAAACCAAGCGCCCTCCCATTATAGGGTAGCGAGCTCTTCTTGTAAAGTTCATCTAGAGGCTTCGCAGCCAACAGATACTTATCAATTAGAGCAGTTTTCTCCATAAGCTTTTGGGACCGCAATTCTATCAACTTTAAGTTGAAAGTTTCACGGTCGATACTCAAAGGTAAGGTTATCCAATCAAATGGAGCCTTACATCGAGATCTAACCCAAAGCATGAAGGCAAACTGTGCTTGTTCTTTTGAACTTAAGAATGAGTACACACCATAATGACGTGTATCTGGAGAAATGAAATCTCTCTCATACATTATATCTATCAATTCTAACATGTTTTGCATGTTGGATTTTGTTAGTATATTGTGTTTGATTGATGACATTTCTTTTCCTCGTAGAGCTAACCTTTTGGTAAACTCTATTTGGGAATTCTTTGAATCACCGATTACCGATTTTGTCATGTTTATGCTTATTGCAAAAACAGATTCAATCAGGAACTGGTATTCACCAGCAACCTCTTTATTAAATATTACCACATCATCACCAAGTATCCTATATTCTTGAAAGAACCTTGGAGGTTTCCCTCTTCTGGCTCTTACTCGAGCATAGGCAAACTGGACGATGTCGTGGTGCCATAGTGAAAAAGATGGGAAGGAAGATAGTAAACCTAAAGGTTGTCCTACCGACCATCTCATTGATTTCCCTGTGGTCTTTACTAAAAAGGTCCGATCCGTCATTACTGAATGCCAAGCTTCACCTAAAGCTTGACCTCCAAGTAACTCCAGTCTGTACTTCTGCATTTCTGCAGGGATACGGTCTGAAGCTGCTGAGAGATCAAAACAGTAAGTAGGCTTTCCAGCAGATTCCAAGAGTAGGGTTTTGAATCCCTTATCCTGGTTCGCTGTAGAGTCCGTACTTATTGCCTTTAGGGTGTTGTACAAGGAAACTTGTATAACCTTTAACGAAGTTTGACTCCAGTAATCTCCAATGGCAAAAACTCTTGTTTTACCAGCAGGTTCGGCTGTAAAGCCTAATCTACCAGTAATCCATTTGTTTTCACCAGTAACTGTCTCAGCCATATTCTCCATCCACCTAGTTATCCAATCTTGCCCTAGGGCTCGATTGAGTTTCTTGATGGAAGAGTATAAGACTGGGTCAGATACAACAGCTTTTGCATCAAGGTGTGAACAACTTACCGCAGGACCGTTTGGTCCTTTGGATAATGTTGTGAACACTCTTGGTTCATAACTGTTTTGGTGGTGTAAAGAACCTAAATACC